CCTATCCCCTGTGTGCCTTGGCAGTCTCAGCCTCTCTATGGGCAGTCGGTGATTCCTGCCAGCACCCGGCCGAGCGCCGCCAGAGTTGGGGCGAGCGCCCCCGCTCTTGCCTTTTGACGCCTGCCATTTGCTGAATTCCTTTTCAAAGGGGGAGAAAATCTGCGCGTGAGAGGGGGAGCGGTGTCCGAGACAAAAGGGCGTGAACTCTTACCCCTCCCCCCCCATGTGTGGCACGCCCGTGACGTGCAGACCTATCGATGTGCCGACGACTCACGCGCCGTCTTGGCCTTGTGGCATGGGATGCAGATTGCCTGGAGGTTGTCGTCGTCATCGGTGCCACCCTGAGCAACGTTGACGATATGGTCTACCTCAAGGTCTTTGGTAATCAGTCCGCAGACGCGACAGGTGTAGTTGTCACGCACCAGTATCGCGGCGCGTTTTCGGCGCCATGGACGGCCGCCGCGACCAGAGCCCCATGAGTCAGTGCTTGCAGCGTCTGCCAGTTTCGAAACCTTGCGACTGTCAACAGGTGTGAACCTGGACTTTAGGCTGGATATCTTCGCCATCAGGTCACCTTGCTGCCATCCATGTAGGTGGAAGGCGGCGCGTCATGGTCTTCACCCTGATCCTCGGCCAGGGCCTGGATCAACAGGCCTTGCTGTCTCTCCATCCGCTCAAGGATCGCTGTCTGCTTCTTCTGCTCGCTCAGTAGCTCGCTGGCACTAGGCTGAAGCTGGGCAGTGAAGCCGCCATCGAGTACAAGCAACTGCACACCCAGGCGGTCAGCCAATGGCGCCAGGCTGTCCGCCATCTTCTGGCGTTGCTCCAAGGTCAGCCGAGACGGGGCCGTCACTATCAGAAGCTCGCCCGCGCCCGGATTCATCTTCTGGATTTGATCTGAATAATTGAACTGCTCGCTCATGTGCCAGCCTCGTCATCTTGTTGAACCATTCGCGCCGGGCGGCGCATCCACTGCAAGCCATTACGCCCACCGCCTCCAGTGCCGCAGCACGTCGCTAAGCTGCAGCAGTTCGTTCATTGCCCGCGCTCGCAAAGGGCAGGTACGACTTCTGCGCCTGGCGTGGTAGTAGTCGGCTTTGGCCATCGACGCCTTGGCATACCCTGCCAGCCACTCAGGCACGCCGGCTTTTACACAGGCACTCAGGTCGCTCGTTGTCTTGCGCACCAGCTCTCTATACCGCATCACCAACCTCCTGCGATCTTGGCGCATCCACTACAAGCCATCACTGAGCTACTCGGTTGAGCGCTTCATCCGCCTTGTCGGCAGCCTGCGCAGCAGTAGTCGCAGCCCTCGACGCCTTGTCAGCAGCGGTGCCAGTCTTGCGGGTCAGCTCTTCGAGGCGCTTGTCACGTTCGTCCATTGCGGTGTCATAGGCCTTGCGGATGTCGGTAACCTGATTGCTCTGCTTCTCGGCGAGAGACCAGTACGCGGCCTGGTAGCCGAAGATGGCGCCGCCACCAACGAGAGCGAGCGCGATGACCCAGACCTCGAATCGCCTCCACCAATGGCGGGCGATGAAGTTGATTGCGCATCTTTCCATCAGTTGTTACCTCCAAGCTGAGTGCGCAACCGGGCGATCTCCTGGCTCTGCGATGTCACCTTGTCAGTGAGTTGAGCGACCTGACTGGTCAGCGCATCAATGCGCCCTTCCATTCGACCTACAGCTGCAGCCAGTTCATTGCGTTCTTTGGCGAACTGATCGGCTCTGGCCTCGGCCTCTTTGCGAGCGACACGCTCCGAATCAAGCAGCTCGTTCAGGCGCCGCACGGTGCCGATGTCGGCATTGTCCATGACGCGCTCTGTGGCATCCCTGGAGAGGAACTTCCTCAGCCAGAGAAAGACGCCGAGCAGGATGGTTCCGCTGCCGCCCAGCCAAGCAAAGCCGCCAGGGCCGAGGTCGTTTGGATCCATCCGATACTCCAGAAACGAAAAAGCCCCGCACAGGGGCGGGGCTCAGAATTTTTGGTCGTCTCTCATAACGCGCAAGATCGACATGATGGGGTTAATTTACGGCCAGTCGGCCAATGGGTCAAGCGGCATCTACAAAGATTTGTTCTCTGTCGAATATCTCGGTCGCATGGATCACGGCCTGCTCTTCGAGCTTCTCCAAACGCTTGTGGATTCCGCCTCGCCAGTTGCGGCGGGTGCGCTCCGGCGAGCCAGCCAGGTCCCAGGTATTCATGTCGTAGAACTCAGTTGGCAGCACGATCATGTCGGTGGAACGCTTGCCAACCTGGACGCCCTTCAGCTTCGGTATGGCCCAGGCCGTCAACGCCTTATAGATGAACAGCTGCGGTGCCGGCGAAACCATGCGTGCTACCAACCTGCCAATGGCACCGACCTTGTTGGCCTTGTGGGTCGAATACTTGGCCACCAGCACATCCCACTGAGCCGGCTCAAGCTTGCGGTGCAGCAGCGCGTACAGGCAGCAGTCGTAATCGAACTTGTCACGCACTGACAGCGTGCTACCGGTGCCGCCCTGGCGAAGGTCTGCGTCGATCAGCTTCTGCCAGGACTGCTTGGTGCTGTTGTCGATGTTGTCTGCTGCCAGCACCCGCACCAGGGTGCTCATCACGTCCTTATACATAGCATGGCTCAATCCCCTGTGTAGTTGGTGCCGCCGGCGCCGCGGCGGTTGTTCTGTTCGTATTGTGCGGAAGGCCCGGACGGGGCCAACTTGCGAAGTTGCGCAAGTTGATGATTTGCGGCCTGGAGCGGATGCTCAGTTGCGTCACCAGGACATCCAGCGGCAGCGACTCGCCGGTTTCGGCGGTGACCCAGCCGGAGGCGTTGCATTGCACGCAGGCCAGTTCGTGGAACACGCCATTGATCACCGCGCGACCACGGCATGCCGGGCACTTGGCTAGGTCGAGCTGGGCGGCGCGGAATGCTGGTCCGTGGGGCTTCTTCACTTGCTGGCCTCCATCAACTTGGCGTGAATAGAAGTCAGATCAACCTGGCCGTAATCGTTGCTGGCCGGAATAACGATCTCTCCGCCAGAGATCATGCGTAGCTCCAAAATCCAGCGACCACCAGGAGCCTGAACGACCTGCATGGAACTGATATCCCCGGGCTGGACCGCAAGCTTGCTGCGAGGATCGACCAAAATCATCATTTTTAAACCTCGCCTTTTATGGTTTCTGAATTTGGCTAGAGGCCGCGCCACTCAAGGCTTCGGCGTCATTGTGCGAATTTCCGTTTCTAGTCATGGTCGAGCGGTGAATGAGGTTGAAACCCTTCCCGTCTAACCAGTCGTGCCACTTGTTCAGCGCCTCGCGCTTGAGCAGTTCCGCCGAGGTATGGATGTAGGTCTGCACGTTGCGGGTCATGGTGTGGTTCACCAGCATCTCGCCGATCAGGAAGTCGACACCCAGGTCGGTCCAGCCAGTGCGGGCAACCTTGCGCAGGTCGTGGCTGGTCCACTCGCCCTTACCCAGTCGGGTGAACACGGCGCAGGCCTGGCTATCGCTCATCGGTCCGCGGGTGCGAGCCGGGAACAGGTAGGTGCCCTTGTAGCCCTTGGACGACTGCCAATCACGGTACCGCTCCAGCAAGGCACACACCTGGTGGGTGAGCGGAAGGTGATGCTCGCAGCGGGTCTTGGTGTTCTCGGTGGGGATGAACCATTCGCCCTGCTCACCCAAGGTCAGGTGGGACCACTGGGCTTGCCGAGTCTCGCCGGCGCGGGTGCCGTGGCACAGCATCATCAGGGCCAGCATGCAGTCCTGGGGGTGCTGGTCGAACGCGGCGGCCAGTTGCCCGATCACTTCCTCGAGCTGGACGGCGCGCAGCCGTGATGGCTTTGGCTGAATGCGGGCCTTGGTGAAGTCGGTGAACTTGAACCCGGCGATGGGGTTTGTAGTGATCAGGCGCAGTTTCTCGGCCTGGCGGAAGGCGACTACCAGCACGCCCCACATCAACCGGACGTAGGACAGCGACATTTCAGCCTGCATCGGCCACATGACCAGCTTGTCGAGCGTTGACCGTTCAACATCCTCCACCGCCAGGGTGCCAAGCCGTGGCTTCAGGTGGCACGAGATGATCGAGGTATTGGTAGAACGGCGCTTGGCTGACAGGCTCCGGTCCACGGCCTGGCGGGCGGCGAACCAGTCGAGCACCTCGCCGACAGTCTGCAAGGTGCCAGCGGCGGCCGAGGCCTTTGGATCAGCGGCCAGACGCTCGCGGATCTTCGGCAACGCGACAATCAGCCCCTTCACCGGCAGCTGAGGAAACCCGGCGATCTTGTCCCACTTGCCGCCCGACACCAGGTACCAGGTACCGCGCTCGCGGTTTTGGTGGAAACGGAAGTACACGCCCGGGTACCGAGCGTCGCGCAGGTCACGCACGGCGCTGTTGCTGGCCTGGCGTCTGATCTCCGCATCGGTAAACGAAGTGAGCATTGTCTGGGTCATGCGGCGGCCTTGGTCTGAGGTTGGAGAAGGTAGGCCCGGATCGCCTCGATGGCGTCGAAGTGCCCGCGGCAAACGATGGCCAGGTAACCCTGATCGGTCAGCGCCTGGAGGTAAGCGTCCTGGGCCGGGGAAACGGCGGCGTCATGCGGTGCTGTGGCCTTGAATTCGATGTACAGGCCGAAGTACCCTCCGCGGGCCATCGGCAACACCAGGTCGGGAACACCAGCCTTGACGCCCTGCTCTTTCAGCTTGATCGCCACCAGCTTGTGCCGGTGCCCACCGTTCGGGACGTGGTAGATCAGCTTCGCGGCGGCCGGGTAGCGCAGGCTTATTTCCTTGATCAGGGCGGCCTGTTCCAGGCCCTCCCGGTCGATGGACTTGGCGCGCACTGGCTTCGCGATGAACGGCTTCAAAGTTTCACCTTCCCTTCACGGATAAGGATGTCCTGAGTACGCATGACGCCCTCGGCCAGGTAGAGGCGGACCTCATCACGGCTCAGCTGCACCGGTGCGCGCAGGCGTCCGTCGGCGATGTCGTGGCAGTAGCCGCAGGCCCAGGCAGCCTGGAAATCGTTCGGCTTCATGCCCATGCCGCAGGTGCCGCCCAGGCGGTAGTGCGCCAGGACAGTGGTAGACGGTTCGCAAGAACAGCCAGGCAACCGAACCTGGCATTCACGATCACGCGCGGCCTTCGTGAGCTTGCTCATTGCGCCTCCCGATACCGAATCTGGCCATCAACTCTTGGCGGGCAGCCTTGCCATCCGTCTTGATGCCCATCCGGGCGACTTGCGCACTGGCAACTCGCTCGGTGAGCTCAGAAGCCAGATCGGCGGCCGACTTGTTGCCGTCATAACCAATGCCCACTGCGATTTCTTCAAGCGGGAGCCCCTGCACCAGCCGGCGTATGGTGATGTCGTAAGCCCGGTCAAACACCTTGCTGGCCTTCTCCGGGATCAAGTCGCCGAGGTTATGCAGCTCGCACTGCAAGGCTGCATGACGGACCGCCGGGTGAGACCAGGTGCGCGCACCAAAACGGCTTGGGTGGGAGTTTTCGAGCGCCTCACGGAACGCCTTGTCGTGGGAAGGAATGCCCAGCATCTCGGGTGTCGGCTGGCACCACTTGATGAACTTGCCGACGCTTGGCGCGAAGTCTCCCCCGATCTGCCGGCAGTTCTGCAGGCCATACCTGATCTGCTCAAGGGTCGTGATCCCTGCAACGATGAACGCCTTGATCCAGCTGCGCTTGGCGGCGTTCAGCGATTCGGCATCAGGCCAAGCCTGTTTCCAGGCCGGGAATATTGCTTGTAGCTCCTTGAACAACGCGTTCACGACGTCGGCGGTACCCGGCGGCAACTGCTTCGGCTGAACCAGCGTTACCGGTGGAAGATTGCCCATCGTGCTGAGCAGCTGTTCGGTGCTGCGTGGCTTCTTGTTTTCCATCACAGGTCCCCCAGATCGTTCGCCCAGCTGGTGTCATCGAAGTCAGGAGCCTTGCCCTGCCCCGAAGCTTTCACGCGTTCGCGCTTGACCCACTGAACCAGCCGGTAGCACCAGCCGGCGGAGGTGTCGATGGTTGCTGGCTTGGCGACGAAGAACCCCATGAACGCCCGGATCGCCGCATCGGGAACCGCATCGGCAGGAAGCCCGGCGATTGCAATCTGATCCGACAGCGCTTTCTCTTTCGGAGCCCAGGTAGCGAACATGGCGAAGCGTTGGCGGTCGTCTTGCGATTCGAGGGCTGCCCGGTCTTGGTCGGCGACAGCGGAATCGATCTCGCGCTGCTGCAGCTGCTCTTCGGTTACTTGATGGTTAAGTGATGTATTGGGTGCAGCTGCTGCACCCCGTTCTGTTCCAGGCTGCACCCCGTTCTGTTGTGAGTTGCACCCCGTTGCGTCATCTGCACCCCGTTTTGTACGGGGTGCAGGATTTGCACCCCGCAATATCTGGAGGTCGTAAACGACTGGGCGGCGGTCATGACGATCGATATGCACAGCGGCGATAGCCTGATTGCCCTTCTGGATCAACCCGGACTTCTCCAAATCGTCCAGCTTGTATCGGACGGTACGCTCAGACAGGCCGGTGTCCTGTGCCAGGGTCGAGGCCGATGGGAACGCACCAGCACCGTTAGGCCCGGCGTAGTTGGCGAGGCAAAGCAGCACGTGACGCGCGCTCGAATCTTTGAGAATTTCCGTTGGCAGAGCAAGCGCCCAGCCCATTGCTTGAACGCTCACAGCGAAGCTCCGATATTCTTTTCGGCCAGGTAGGCCAGGCCTTTCGTCGTAACAAGAGGTTGGAAGGCAGCACGATCCCCACCGGTCTCCGGGTCGCTCTTCAGCGCAGTGACCTTGTGAACCAGATAGCCGGAAGTAATGCGCGGCTGGTAGGCGGTCCAGCGCTTCGAGCCGCCGCGATGAAAGATCCACCGGTTTTTCTCCAGCCACTGAAAAAGCTTTGAGGGTGGAACCTGAAGTTGTTTAGCAGCATCACTGATACAGATCGCCCCACCGGCGGCCGCCAAGCGTTTGATGGCGGAAACCTTCGGCTCTTGATCCAGGATCACCAAGCGAAGGGATTGGTTTTCCTTGGCTTGGTCGGCTGCCGCTTGCAGAGCCTCGGCATAGGTGGCTGGAATCTGGAACTGTTCCGCCCTCGCCTCCAGCTCCTGCCAGCGATCAATGATCCGCGCGCGCAGTTCGACGTTGTAGCCGGAGACCACCACAAGCGTGTCACGCTGGGAAAGCAGGAACTCGCGGTAGACTTGGCCGTTCTGCGGGTGGATGTAGGGGGTGTCGTTTGAAGATCACCGACTGCCCATAGAGAGGCTGAGACTGCCAAGGCACACAGGGGATAGG